CATACGTCCCGGCAGGAAAGTACACCGTTCGCTGATCCGCAGCTTCAAAAGCGGCAGAAATTGCCTCGGTGTCGTCCGTTACCCCATCGCCCTTGGCGCCGAAGTCCTTGACATTAACCGCGTCGGCAAAGCGCGCGCCGAGCGTACGGAGCTCCGCTGTGCCCGTGGCCTTCACCACGCGATTGGAAATATCCCCGCCGGGATCACCCGTATCGCCCATGCCCGTGAGAGCGTACAGGCCGTCGGGGCCGGCAGCCAGCTTGTCAAGACTGTCGGTCACTTGCGGGATGTCGTAAGAATACGTCTTTACCTCTTCAGCCTTGTCAGCGGCTTCCTGCGCGGACGACTCAGCCCTATCAGCGGCGTCTTTCGCGTCGGCGCTCGCCTGCATAAGGTCCTCGACAAACTCCTCCGGAGTCTGGTCGGGGATGTTAGGCGCCGTAACTGCTTTGTCTACCTTATCCTTGATCTGCTGGATGAGCGCCGTGTTCTTGTCCCACGCCTGCGTGAGATCGGACGGATTGAAGGCGCCGAAGTCGTTGAGCCCCAAGTCCTGCGTGTACGGGACGGCAGACAGGATCACGAGCATGTCGCCCTTGGCTGGCGGCGTAATGAACGACACCGTGCCGCCGTCCTCGGCGAACGACACCGTGTACTCTTCAGGCGGAACAGTAACGGACACAACTTCGCCGGATTTGAGTCGCTGTACCGTCACTTGGTCCGCGGCGAAAATTCTAAAACTAAAAGCGAAATCACGTACGGACCCCGTGCCGACGTACACGGGCGACCGACGACCCGCGTCGGGCAAAGACATAGAAAATTCCCCTAGTGTTATGGTTAACCCTAGGGGAGATTCTACTCGATTTTAGTTGTCCTTGTAGCCTCGAATGATGACCGTCGGATCGTTCGTCTTCTCTTCAACGATCAACGCATCGAAACCGTCGATGGTTCGGTTGACCTGCGCCGCGGGCAAAGCGAACGTAGCGCCCGCGGCGTTGACGATTGACTTGACCAAAGCCTTATCGAACTCGCCCTGCGCAGATTGACTGATTACCTGCCCTACGTCCGAGATAACGCGAAGGCTCGACGGGCCGCGCCAAGTGAACACGGGTTCCCCCGCAACGAAATTGCCCGCCATGCTCGACATCTCTCGCGTGAACACGAGCAGACCAAGGTTGAAGTTCACGACGTTGCCTGCGGCTTCGCGCGCGTACTTCGTCCACTCCTTGTCATCGTCGTCATCGCTTCCGGGGGCCAGAGCCGAACGGAGAAAACCTTCGATAATAGGCAAGGCTACCGATACGGTCAGGATGTTGCCCGCTGCCTTGTACCGATTTTTCTCGCCCAAGAGCGATGCGGCGTTGAGGTTATACGCCGTGTTCATAAACGAGTAGAACGACGTGAAGAGCTTTGCCAGAGAACCCATTTCCGCAGCGGACATATCCGCAAGCAGACCGGTGCCCTGCGTGTCTCTCACCGTCTGATCGGCTCGTGCCACGCAGTCTTCTTCGCTCAGACCTTCGAGCGTTGCCTTCTTGTACGCCCCAAGCCAAACGATACGGTCGATGTGGTTCTGGACAAACGCCATAAACACATAGGCCGAATCCTGAAGTCCGCGAAGCGCCTTGGCCGCTTTGCTCTGCCCGCCCTCGATTCGGTTGTTGATCTCGTCGAGTTCTCGCAGGAACGTACGCGCACGGTTCGCCATGAAGTCAGACTTTGCGGCAATGGATACGGTGTTATCCCGTACATTGCCGAAGTAGTCGGACACAGCCGAAGCCACTCCGCCCACGCCCAAACGGGTCATCGCGGGGATCAAGCCCGTGATCTGTACAGCCGCCGACACGATGTTGAAGCCAAGGCCGGAGATCGACACGCCTCTGCGCAATCGGCTTGCGAACTGATCGAGGGAGCCGGACGGGGGTCGTCTGTTCCCGTATGCAATGTTCTGAAGCCAAGCGTCGAACTGCTTGGCGGCCGTCGCGCCGTAGTATGCCGAGATCGTGGACGTAATGCCGGGAATCACAGTCCCGTCCTCCGCTTTGGAGTCCGCACGGAGTCTCTGCATATCGAGCAAGAACTCACGCCACGTCAAGTCATGCACGACTTCCTGCAGCTTCGAGAACATCGGCTCAAGCGCGGTGCTCACGGGGATACCCAAGCCCTTGTCGCTTCTGTCCTTCGTGTACGTGCGGGTTGTCGTGGTTCCCGTATGCCCGCCCTCAAGCGCAGCCTTCTCCGCGTTCTCCATATCGCGGGCGATTGCCGACGACGCCGCGCCCGGAGACGTGTAGTCGTAGGTTATCGGGTAGTGACCGCCGCGAAGCGTGACCTTACTGCCGTCGGGACGCTCCACCTCGATGGGTACGGGTTCCGTCCAATTCGGCTCTTTACCGTTTAGTTTGTATTCGAGCTTTGCGATCTCAGGACGAAGCGACTCGAACAAATCCCAGATACGCTGTACAGCGGCAAGCTGTCCATCGGTCAAGGACGCCATGATCTTTCCGATCTGTTCCCGCGTAAACCCGTTGCCGTCCATGATGCGTTGCAGGTTCACTTCGTTGCCTGCGTTGAGCGCGATGACGAAGCGCTGCTGAAGGTTGTAGCGAACACCGTCGATCTCGACCCAATCGCCGTTGGGGTTTCCCTCGAAGAACGGCTTGAGAATGTCGTCGAGCTTCTTCGTCAACTCGGAGTTCCACTTCGTCTCCTTGTCGGACAGCTTGTTTGCGGGCTTGATGATGTACTCAAACCAAGCGCCGAACTTGTTGCCGTCGAGGATACGCGCCCACGTTGCCATTTTGATGTGCGCGTGGAAGAAACCAACGAACGTGTCCTTGGCTTTCATCCACGGACGGGTTTCTGTGACTACGGCCTTGCGAGCCTCGCGGCCCATGCTTTCAGCGCTGGCCTTGGCCGTGCTGTTCAGCTCAACCTTTCTCTGGTTTACGGAACCCTTGGCCTGCGACTTGTCCGCCGTGTGCTTGGCTCTTCCGCGCGCAATCAGCATATCCACAACGTCCATCATCTGCTCGTACTGCTCAACCGTGAGGTCGTCCGCCGTAACGCCCGTCGGAACGCTGTCCATGTCGAGCTCCACGTCATACCCGTTGGCCTTCAGGAACTCAGACAAGGACGGTGCGGCAACAGTCTTAAGACGCTTAGAAGAAATAAAGCCATACTGCACGGCGATGTTTATGAGCTGATCGCGGTGCGCAAAGTCGATAGTTTTGCTCTTGGTGGCGTTCTTAAGACGCTTGTGGAATTGGTCGATGCGTTTTAACGTGCGCGCCGCCTCGTTTGCCATCGCCGTCTGCAGCATTTCGGCGCGCGTATACTCGGCGGCCGCCTCTAAATTGCCTTTGGCAAGAGCGCGATCCGCCGCCTTTCTCGCGCGAATGGCAGCCTGCTGATACTTTCTGGGCTTGAGCGAAAGCGCCTTGCGGCCGGACAGAATGTCCTTGGCAAACGCTCTGGCCGCAGACACGAGCGAGCGAACGGGACTGTTGATCTTTTTGAGCGCCTTAAACTCCGTAGCGAGCATCAAGATTCGAGTTCCGTTGTAAATGGCGTTCATAGCCAAGCGCGCAATGCCCGCGGGCGTGGCGGCTTCACCGTAAATTTCCACGAAAATCTTATCGGCGTTCGGCTTTGCAAGCGTCTCAGGCGGTGTGTTGAACGCAGAAATGGCTTCGTCAACAAGCTCCTGCGGAGTCGTGTACCCGAGCAGTTCGGCGGCGTCAGCGGCCGACAGCATATTCTGTCCCTGACGACGGAGCCAACCGCGAGCCAAAGCGAACTCGTACGCTTCAGGCGTAAGCATGGCCTTTGCAGAAACGGCTTCGATCTTGAAGTGAATGCCGTCCTCTCTGCTCTTTGAGGCCGTCAGCGCCGCGAGCGTTTGGTACGGGCGCGAGGCGCGAACCTTCTCCGTCTCTTCCTTCAGAATGTTTTTGTACTCGGCCTCAATTCCTCTGGCCTCTCTTTCGCGTCTGGAATTGATTAACTTTTTGTTCTCCGCTACGGCGACGCCAACCTCGGTGGATGCCTCGCCGATGTATGCTTCCTGCGCGCTCATGTACGCCGCATATTCTTCGGGGGTCAACGACTCCTTGAGAATTGCGGAGCGCTCCTTGGACAAGCGATACGACCCGGCTGCGGCATTGGCCGCTTCCTGATCGGCAAAGAACAGCGTGTCGTAAAAGCCGAGCACTTCAGGACTCAGCTCTTCTCGCGTAATGCCGAAGAACTTCCACGAATCCTTGATCCACTGTTTCATCATCTCGAAGGCATGTACCAAAGACATGGACGGTGCTTCACCTTTCGTGATGTATGTCTCAAAGCCTTCGGCAAATTTTTCATGCGCGTTTTTCAACTTGTCTCCGCTGAATGAGCGGAAATCGGCCAAACGCGCCTGCGCCGTATCGCCCTTGCCGCCGAGCCAAGTGATGACCCCATCGAGAGCGTCAAGCGTCATCTGCATTTCGGGCGTAGCCTGCGTCCCGTTTGCGTAGAGACCCTGCGCGATCGAGGCCAACGACTCAAGCCAGAAATGCGCCATCTCGTGCGTGAACGTACGCACGTCGCCCGTTCTGAACACCTGCACGGTGTTGGTTCCGGGAGCATATCGCCCGCGAACACCCTTAAGACCGTGCATTCGAGCGGCAATGTCAAACGTCAGCTTGTTCCCGTTGAGCGTGAGCAAGTCCTTCGGAGCAATACCCAGACGCTTGGACAGGCTGTAGATGATTGACTTCTGAAGCGTCGTCGCCGCTTTAGCCTGCTCAGGATCAAAGTACGCATTGGCCGCGCGCTCGATTTCCTTTGCCGCACGGTTGACTTGACTACGTAGCCCCGCGTCCACGACCATAGCGTCGGCTTCTTCCTGCATCAAGCGCTGTGCCGTTTCAGAAAGTTGTGCACCCGCTTCGGCATCGAACTCCTGCGCTTCAAGAAGCGACATGCCGTCCGGTGTTGTACGGACGACAGACACAACCTTGTTGGCCGCCTCCGGACTTGCGTCGTTAAGCGCGGACAAATCACCAAGTCGAATGTCCAAATCGCCGCCCGTTGCTTCAGCCAATGCCGCCTGCGGACGCAGATTCGGAGCGGCTTCGAGGAGCGCTTCGTACACACCCAACTCCTTGAGCGTTTGAACGCTCGCGCTAAGAACGCCAATGCCGCGACCTTCGGCGGCATCGTTAAGGAATTGCTGATACGCTTGCGGGGCGCGTTGATTGAGCTCGTTAGTTCTGGACTGCGCCAACACTTCGGTGAGAATCTGCGCATCCTGTTGCGCAGTTACCGCACGGACTTTTTCCCGCGTTGCAAACTTTCGTGCGTCAGCGCGGGCCACGAGCACGTCAATAGGCGCCGTAGCCAAATCGGCGATGGATTCAAGAACAATGTCACTTATGGACGTGATCTCACCCTCTGCCGCGAGCTGACCTGCGGCTTCACCCGTGCCGCCAAGAGCACCGCCTACTACCATCTGCGAGACGACGTTCTCAAGCTCTTGCTGCAGAGGCGTACGCGCGATGTCCTTTCTAGCCTGCGCCACCATGAGTCCCGTTCCCGTCAGGCGACCTTTCGCCGCCTTGACCGCCGCTATTGCAGACGTGGCCGGAGACAGACGTACAGGCGCAATAAAGCCGGCCAGAGCGTCGAAAGACCCAACGGCAGAAGAGCGCTTAGTGGCCTTGGAAACGGCATCCTGCATAAGAACAGGATCGTTTAGCGCCTTGCGTATGGACGCGGGGTCGATGACGTCAACCCCCGCCTCGATCATGGCTTCGTTCAACGATGCTCCGTACTCAACGCCTGCGGAGGCTATGCCCATCGACAGCGCGCCGAGAGCGGGGTTCACGGCGTATGCCGCCGCCGTAATGGGGAGCGTCATGCCCATTGCGCCGATGCTCTCAAGGCCCGTGCCGAGGATAACGTCAACGGGGTTGCTCAATGCAATGCCCAACGCTTCACCGACGGTCTCTGCCTCTGCGATCTCCTGCATTGTCACCGGCGTTGCGTACTGTCGAAGGTCGTAGTTGGCGGACGCAATCTCGTAGGACGATTCCCGGATTCTGTCTTGGATGTCCTGCATAAGCGGACTATCGGCTCGCGCCGCCCACTTCTTCAGGAACGTAAAGTCAGTGCCCTCTTCCGCGTCCACGTCGTATGCCGCAAGCGGTTCTTCAGGCCCGCCTATATATCGGTTTGCGTCCGACACGGTGTCCTGCGCAAGGCCCTTGCCGAAACGGGAAACAAGCTGATCCACCGTTGACAAGCTCTCGTAAGCCTGCGGCGTAGTAGCCACCAAGCGAGAAAGCTGATCGTTGGCGAGCAGCTTTCTCGTAGCCAACGGCAAATCCAGATTAGCGACGAATCGCTCCGCGAGCATCTTGTCGAGCTCTACGGGCGTGACCACACGAGCCTCGTCCGATGAAATGCCGAGCGTATCCGCCTTTCGCTGAAGCTCTGCCTCTTGGTCAGGGTTAACCCCTACGTTCCGTATCGCATTTTCTCGAACGGACGCCATAACGTCCGCCTTGATAATTTCACTGAGGGTGTCGTCCTCAAACATCTAAGCTCCCCTGTTAATCAGCGCCCTTAAACTCTTCGTCGTACAAAACGCTCTTTCTGACGCCCGTAGCGGGATTGTACTTCGAGTCAGCCTTATTTCCTAAGAGCTCAAAATATTTGGGGTCTCTCTGAAGCGCATACAGAGTCATGCGAATAGCCGCCGTATCCGTAAGATACTTACCCTGCGCTTGGAATTGTTTCCGCACCACGTCGATCTCGTCGCTGTATTTAGCCTTCGCTTTGGCGATCACGTTGTCCGGCAAATCCTCGGTAGAAAACAGTAAAAACTCCTTGAATGCGGACAGTGCGGATGCGTCATCCGGATAGCTATCCCCATACAACGACTTAGCCATTTCTTTTGCCAAGTCCTTGGCTGTGTCGGACAGGTCTCCAAACTCAAGCGAATAAATAGACTTGTACTCGCCGCTCTTCGCAAATCCCGGCGGTACAAAGAAACGATCTCCGCGAAGCGTTTGCCCGACGATCTCTTCGACCTCGGCTTTCGTCAGCTCCTTGCCTCGGGCGTTCGCCACCTCCTGCACCTTGCGCCGTACAAGGTCTACCGTCCGGTTGAATATATACTTGCCGTCATCGTCCTCGTTGTACTTTGGATTCTTGGACGACATGAATGACTCCACCATCGGCTTTACGGTGTCTCTCGTAACGTACAGCTTATCCAAGTTCTTTACACCCTTGAGCGCATTTCGTCTCTGCGCCGCTTCAGCGTAGTCTTCCGGAGCGAGGTTCGCTTGTCCAAGCAAAAGGAAGTCGGCATCGCTCATGCCCTTAAGCGTCTGTGGGTTCTGAATACTCATATAAAAAGCCATGTCGGACGGCGGGTTTTCGGCTCGCTGACGTGCCTTCAACGCGGATACCGCCACAGTCTGTTCCGGAGACAACACGGCAAGGTCTGACGCTTTTGGCGTTTCTCCGTTAGACAGGGCGGAGACAACATTGTTTGCCGCGGCGTATTGCCGAGCCGATCGCATAGCCGTTTCTTCCACCAATCTGGTCTTGGCTTCATCAACGATCTTGTTAACCTGATCCGGCGTTGCGTTCGGATGAAGTGACACCACGCGCATCCTAAGCTCTGCCTCGTCGGGAACAGTACGGCTCGTCGCATCGCTTCTATAGCGGCGAATCGCGGACGTAACCTTGCCCTTGTTCTCCGGCGACAGCTCCGTTTGCCAAGCGGTGATGTTCCCTTTTTCAGCAGCACTCCGTACGGCAGCCTCTAGCGTGTCTTTTCCAACCACTGCAGCCGCGATAGCCGCCTCCGCCGATCCGTACTCACGCACCAGAGCGCCCATCACCTGCGCGTTGACGGACTCCGTGACAGCTTTGTTTTTTCCGTATCCGTCTTCGGTGACCTTGTTCGCGTCTAGTCCCGCTGCGGACAGCAACGAGCTGTCAAGCACACCGCTCTGTGGGGCGACAGCTCTTGCGGCCACAAACGTAGACGTCCTATCCTGTGTGGCCATAGCCATTACGTTACTTGCCACATCCGAAACAAACAGAGCATCTTTCTTGTCGGTGATTTGCTTCTGAACGGCAAGCTGATCGTTCGCATCGAGCATACCCTCGCTAACAGCCGCAAGGTACTTAGCGTCTGCGCCGGATGTATCGTTACGGTCGAGGAGAAGCGTGATGCCGTCTTTAGCGGCGGCAGACACTTTGGTTCTTACTTCCGTGTTATATGCCTTAGCATACGTCGGGTCTTTTACGTTTCTGCCAGCGAACCGTGCTAAGTCTGCCAGGTAGCCTTTAACGGCTTTAACTCTGTCCGGCGTGACGCCACCCGCGGTAATCGCAGAAAGCTCATTGTTAAGTCCGATGGTAGCCTGATCGACTACGTAATTATGGCTCTCCTGTCCATAGTGGGCGTCGAGCGTGCTGTAAAAAGTAACATCCAACTTTTCCAGCCCAGCCTTTACCTTGTCGTACAAGCGCTTGTCGCCTTCCACGGAAGACAGAATGGCATCTCTCTTCTCACGTAGCTTTCCTTGATTGTACGAAGCCCACGACTCGCCGTCCACGCCGCTTACGACTTCGGTACCCTTTTGGTACATCGCGCCGTTCTTTCCGTACAGCACATCCTTTCCGTAGAGGTTGTACTCGTTCAGCATAGAAGACGCACGCGCATTTAGCATGTCCTCTTCGGCCTGCTTCTCCTGACGAGTACGAAGCGCAAAATACTTCGTGGCGTTGGACAGTGCTTCGTTCGCGTTCTTCTGGGCTGTCATGTCCAACTGCGGAACCGCCGCTCTAAGTCCTCCCGCAGACCGCACTGTGGGCGTAACCATAAGCCCTTTGATTTCTTGCATCGTTTAATCCTTTCGATTAAATAAAGCGTACTGATACGCCGCATTCGTTAGCCCGGAAGCAAGTCCCGTGAAGCCTTGCACAAAGGCATTGCCAGACGACGCGGACACCCTAGCGGCTCCGGCCTGAGCGCCGTAGTTAAGCCCCTGCATTCTATAACCCCACGCCGCCTTGTACCCGTTCATCGTTTCGATGTTGATGCTTTCTTCCTTCATAATGTCCGTGGATGTTAGCACTTCCGCGTAGGTACCGCCTGCGGCGGCAATACCCGCCGCGGCCATCGACACCTTCTGGTTTGACTTAACCTGCTGCGCCTTACGGGATATTTCACCGATCTTTACCTGCGACTGATACAGGGCATCCTGCGCCGCAAGTTCAGACATGCGCTGATTTTCTTCAGCAAGCTTTGCCTGCAACTCCATCTGGATTTTGTTCATCTTGGACGAGAAGTAGGCGTTTACACCCGTGTTTATCGCGCCCACGATCCCGAGCGCAAGCATCGGCGTGCCGAACTGATTTGTCTGTTGTCCTGCCATCCTCAACCCCCAACCGAAACATCGGCCGAATGCGAAATCAAAGTAAACGGAAGCGGCTTCGCCATGCGTATGCACACTGCGGCGTCGTCGCCCCACGAACCCAACGGCATGGCCTCCACAACGCTATTTACCAAATCAGGAGACGTGCCCGGAATCTCTTTAGTCCTGGTTTTTATCTGAAGCATGCTATCGAATGAAGCTCCGGCTTCTGGTACGGCTGAATTTTTAAGCCTTAACCAAACTCGACTTACGTTCTTGGCGCGACCCTTTCCCAAAGACCCATCACTAAGCCCCATAATCAACGGCATAGTCTGTAGCTCCATGCTGTACGGAAGACCAACCGTTATGACCTTGGCCGCCTTCGGCAGCGCGAGCGTTCCTTGATCCGACACGCGCATATCCTCGTACACAACGCCGTCTGCATTAACTGTTACGGAAAGCCCAGATAGCCAATCAATGCCGGACACGGTGCTTGTTTCCACGCCTTCGTAGCGACCCGCCATGTCCAAAAACACATCAGTCTTCTTAGCCTTCGCGCTTCTTCGACCCATTCGCTCAACAGAACGAACGAGCCTTCCGCCAAGGTTACGAGCGACGACGCAGTACACGGCATCCTCTTCGCCTTCCTGCACAACAGAAACAGACTCAAACGTACCGTTCGTTGTGAACTCAAACCATGCGCCCACCTGTTGCTCGGGCACATAAGTAAGACCGAGCAGAGAACCCGTAGAGCTTACCGCCCACACGACGGGAAATGGTTCTTTTGAGTACGCTAGATCAATGATCTGCGCTTCATCGAAAAGCTCGTTTGCGCGGAGCGACAAATCGCCGGAAATGTATCCGCCCGCATTGTAATCATACGAAATTTCGCGTACATGCCCCCCTCGCGCCGACACGTACACAACCGTGTTGTTCGTAAGAACAGGCTGCGTGGGCGAAGCGCCGACGTAAGACTGCGGGCGCACAGAGATGGAAGTCGGCGTAATAGCATCCGAGTTTAAAGGCGATACGCGCCACTCTGCGGCAGAAGTCAGCATGATAAGCTGTTGCAAAGCAACAACGTGCTGAATCTGATTCAAGTCTCGGGACGCAATGTCAAAAGCAATTCGGTCGTCGTCCTGCAACGGGAGGTGGTACGTAAAATTACTGTCCGTTCCCGTTGCTGACATCCAAATTCGCTGCGGGTTGATCTCGGAACCGGCGAACACGCGCCGTTGTTCAAAATACCCCACGGCGGACGGATTGTCAGAACCCTTGCCGATCTCGCATTCAAACACCGCACCTGACCCCTCAGGAGACACAACCGTAACAGTTGGATTCGTATAGTCTCTTCCGGTGTACTTCACACGGACAGATACAATGGCTCCATCTTTAATGGTCGGAGCAAGAATGGCACCCGTACCTGTTTCATCAGAGACGTTCATAGCTACGTTCTTGGACGAGATCGAAAGGTCGAAGTAGAAATAGTTGCTGTCCTTATTCGCCCAGTCGCCCGGAAACGGAATTAGGTCCCTGTAGTACTCCATGCCGCCCGAGCTAATAAACGGCGCTCTTCGCATGCGCAGCACGGGATGCTGGTACCCTTCACCTGTTGTATTGACGATAATATTCTTTATGAACGCGTACGTGAAGGCATGGTACCTAACTCCACCGCTATCACTACTAGATTCCTCAGTGGTTCTACTTGTTGTCGTATAAAATTCAAAATCTACGGTGGCTCCTTTTCCCGCTCCTCCTTCGGCATCAACCACATCTACACAGGAACGAATAGCATCGTAAGGAGGCTCCGGGAAATCAGGCTCCTGCCCTTCACTAGACGTCATAGCCACCAAGCCGAACCCGTGTCCTGATTCCTCCCAATCTGGCAAGCCCCCCGTGTACGCAACACCATTTTGATATGACACGTAGCCGCTTCCGCCGTTTACGACCGTAACCTTCGTGATGCCTTTAGGCGTACCGAACGTATCGTCCTGATACGGCGGCGTTGTGCCCGTCTCCGGCGCGATATTATCATCGACGATAGACAGGTCTTCTGTCTCGCCGATATAGCCGTAAATACCGCCCTGCAGCTTGTAAACGCGATAAAACGCCGCGCCCTCAACAGCGGTCCAACTAACCTCTACGGTCGTACCCGTCGCGTAAAGGTTTGCCACGACAGACACCGGCGCTGACTTCTCGCTCTCCTCCGTGCGGTCTTTGTTGAGCGCCGTGACGACGTAGCTCTGTGTGTACTTGTCCGCGTTATGGTCGCCCTTCGCTTCCGTAATTCTCTTGGCGCTCACCGACTCAGGTGGCAACAGCGTAGAGACAAAATTGCATTGCCTAATTCGCCAATCAGTAAGCGAATACCGCTGCAGCTCTTGCGGGGCGTACGCAGTATGCGTGATCGTCATCACGGCGGCGTTCTGCACGTAATGCAAACCCCACAGGTCTTCCGCGACCCACGGAGTTTCAATCTCGTAGGGCTGCCCGTCGTCGCCCATTAGGGTTTTCCCTTGGGTGTGGAATCGCGCGTACTTGTCCCCCAACTCAATAATCATGGTCTGATCGGACGAATACGTGAACGGAATCAAGCGCGCCTTCTTGTTTGCGTACTTCGTCGAATTGACGAACATAAACCCCGCTCTGTTTTGTACGGGGCCCTGCGGCGTGCAGAAAGCATTGCGGCAAACAGCAAGCCCGGCCTGATACTTCGTGTCGTCCGCACGACCTTCCATAAGACCGGACAGAACGCCTGCGTTATACGACAGTTGCGTTACCCGCGCACTCATAACTCAAAATCCCCCCGTTCGTCCATCGGCGTGGGATACCGCGACTCCGTTTTGCGGTAGTAGAACCCAAAACCATGCCACGGAGCCAAAGGCGTCCGCTTACGCTCTTTGCCCTGCGCAGAGTCTGTGGCTGTCGCGCGCATTTCAAAAGCCTGCGCGTACTGAGTCAGCTTTTGCGTTACGGTGATTCCCGTGTCGCCTTTGATGATGGGACCGGCGACGGCCGCGGCCAAGTTCCATGACAGCGCCTCCGTAAAGCCTGCTGAGAATGCGGCCGTGTTCGTCACGCGCTTGACGTACTTGATTGTGATCTCCGTGACGCAGCCGGCGTACCACCCCGTAAGAATGATGCATCGCGTGTCTCCCACGAGTCGCGTATCCCACGGATCGGGTCGCTCGAACGGACCTTCGGTCGTGCGCACGTCGACAACGCGCAAGCAGTCGGACGGAAGCGGAAACGCGGCCTCGTCGTCTTGATTCTCGATGCGCGCCAATCTCTTTGTCGTCGTCGCAAAATTCCATGCGTGGCGCTCCAACATCGCGTCTCGCACAAACGGGTACGCCGTCTTAGCAACCGAGGCATGCGCGCTATTTTCTTCAAGCGAAACTAAGTCGGCGAACTGACCGACGTGCTGAAGCGCGTAGATGCAAATATCCTTTTCAGAAGCCATTGCTATTCACCATAAAAATAAGGGACAACCCCTTATAAGAGTCGTCCCTTATTGTACCGCAATCTAAGTTGCCTTAGATTTCGCGCGTGTAGAACGGATTCTTCTGCGTACCGTCGGTGATACCGATGGTGGCCGAACCTGCCCTCGGGGTGCCGGTCGTAGTGACCTTCACTTTCAGGTAGCGCTTGTGCTGAATCGGCAGACGGATGTCAAACGATTCCGGCATCGTAGCGTCGGCAGCCATCGCGCCCGTGGACACAAGCGTAGAGAACGTACCGGCGACACCGGAGCCGTTGTCGTCGGCGTGCTGCACCTCGAACGTCACCGTCGGAGAGGTGCCGCCGGCCCAAGCGGTGGTCGTCTGAACCGTCACGCCCAGAGCCGGAACGTCGGTCATACCAAGATCAGGAGAAGCCTGACCAAGGTCAATCACATCCGTTTCAGTGGATGCACCTTTGATGTCCTTGGCTTCACAGAAAAGCAACTTTGCGTCGTACATTCGTCACCTCCTTACTTGATCTTGTTAGCCGCAGCGTAGTTGTGAATAACAGAATCGGGCACCTTGTGAATCTTGATGCCATCGAAGGAGGGAACCTGCTTGCCGGCATAGTTGTCAAAGGTGAACTGCACGTTGGCGCGGTTCTGAATCTGCAGACGCAGAGCTGCGCGCAAAGAGCGATTCATGTAGAAAGCGCACCCTGCGAACACTTCGTCTGGGATACGTTCCACAGCCATAGTCAAGAGCTTCACGAGATCGACTTCAGAAGCACCCTGCAGAGCCTTGTCGATGTCAACGTTGGCAACGCGAATGACCTGCATCGGATCGGGAACAGAAAGACCCTGATCCCAACGGAACCAAGTACGGTCAGCCTTAAAGATGCCGCCCTTTTCGTCAGTGGCGTCAACGTTGGCTTCAAACTCAGTCGTCAGACCGGCAACGCCGCCTTCCGGATAGATAAGGTGAACAGAAGACTTGTTCCAGTTCACGAGCCAAATATCCGTCAGGTTGTTGCCCGTGCCGGCTGCGTCGATAACGCAGTCGCCGATCTTGTTGTAGCGGACGCCGAGGCCGTCGTATTCAAACGGATCGCGCTTGAGCGAAGCGTTGAAAATACGTTCGGCGGCCTTGTTTGCGAGACCGCGAACGAAGGCGGCATCCTGATTCTGACGCCACTTAGCAGAATTGCCGTTGAGCGCGACAATCTTGCGGTCGATTTCGTTGAAGGTTTCGGTCATGCAGGTGGTATCCTGCACGAACTTGGCCGTAGCCTTCTCACGCTTCACACCCATGTTGTACCCACGGGTCTGGCCTGCGGGATAGGACGTGACGACCTGCGTCTTGTGCATGGTGCCGGAGTTGCACTTGATAAGCGGAGCGCTATCGAAAATCGGCATACAGTCCACAATCGTATGCACCACGTCAAGGTCTACGCCTTTAAGTCCGGCGAGACCCGCGTATTCGGCAAGAGTGTAACGATTTTCATCTGCCATTTATTTTTCCCTTAAGGGTTCATACCCTTGTAGAAGTTGCGGATGTCACCGGAAGGTATGCTCCCGTTGCCCGTACCCTTGATATATCGACCGTCTTCCGTTGCTTTGGAAAGACGGTAGAAATGTCGGATGACTTCCGGGTGACAATTCAAACCACTCTCTTCGAGAAGAGTGCGGAGTTCTGGCGTCGTGAACTTGGTATACGCCTTGTTCACGGCCTTAATATTGGCGCCAAATTCTTTGTCGGCCAAGCTCTGTTCGGTCCACGTTTTACGCACACCATCGAGCTGGGCGGCCACCTGCTTGTGCCAGACAGGTGCGACCTTATCGACAAGTTTCTGCACAGCGTCCTGCGACAAATTAAGCTCCTTGGCTACAGCGCCAAGTTCGCCCATCACCGTAGGATCAAGCACTGTGCCTTCAGGGGCCTTAAACTCGTATTCCCCTTCCGGAGCGCCAAGCGTTCCTGCGTCGTCGCCTTCCGGCTTAGACTCGTCTTCCGCGACGAGTAAACCCTTGCGCTCGCCTTGGCTCCCGGTACTCTGCTTGCCGGACTCCCCCGCCGAGTCGCCGCCCTCCTTGGACGGTTCCGCGGTTGAAGTCTGCGGATCGGTCGCCGTGGTCTGCGGCTCAGTACCGGTGCCCGCTGCGGTTGCAGCGGGAGCGGGCGCCGTTCCCGCAGCGGGCTCGGTCCCTGTTCCTTCCATAATCGTGCCTACCGGATCTGTCATTTCTTATGCTCCTTAATTTCCTCGTGCATGATCGCGCCGAGTTTTTCGGGCGAAACTGCGTTCATGTCGCCCAACAAAGACAACCCCACGTTTCGCTCCCCTTCTCGGAACGCCGTAATGTCCGAGTTCCCTGCCATGAGCGAGATCGCAAAAATGTGAGTGCGGCGAAGAATCTCACGCAACACCTTTTGCCCGTCAGCAGAGGCCATCACCGCGCCGAGCGCAAGCTCAAACTCGGCTCGCTTGCGGTCTTCCTCCGCCTTCTTTTGTTTCTCTCGCCGCAGTTCGGCGCGAAGATCGTAAGGGTTTTCCTTATCCATTGTCGTAATCATACCCCATTTTTAACAAATGTGTAAGGTTTCCCCTTAATAACCCTGCAGGGCGGTGATGTCAGTAGCCCGCGTGATGTCGGGGTTTACCTTGGCAAGTGTTCCGGCAACGTCCGCCATCTGTTGCGCCTGCGCCATCTGTGCCTGCTGTTGCTGCGCCTGCATACGCGACTCTCTGATCTTGGCTACCTCGTCAGGAGAACGCATGATGCGCGGATCAACGCCTTGATCCGTTCCTCGGTTCTGGATCACAACGTCGAAGTCCACGTTGTCCACGACCGTGGGGTCAAGCGCCGCCAAAGCCTGCACGGTCGTGAGGAATCGGTCCTCCGCCGTGATGCCCGCAGAGCGAAGCGCCTGTACGAGAATGGACTCAAATGTGACGGAAATGCCTTCGACACCCTGCGGGGCTGGATCAATAAGACCTGCTTCGACCATGCAGTCATAGGTCGCAGCGATCAACGGATCAAGCAACTCCGCATTCAAACGCTGAAGCACGGGACCCAGAAGCGCCATGCGCTCCTGCGCAATCTGATCGACCTCGTAGGCGGTGCGGTTCGTGCGCGGCGTGGACATGATCGCTGTGAACAGATCTTTGTAGAAGAAGCTGTCAATACGACGCTGAACCTCCATGATGTCTGCAGTAAGATACTGCAGATTCATGGTCGCCTGCACAGCCGGAACAGCCTGCTGCGGCGTAGTGCCCGCGGCGTAGTACGAGATGCCGCCCGGCGCAAAATCGCTCTGACGGTCCTCCATCGTATCCGGATAAAGCATCGGCGGGTTCGTCTGATAGTCGATGCCCTGACCCTTGCGCTTTACTTCGACCTGAAGACCCATGACGGGTCGCAGTGCCTTCATGCCGGGCGACGTGCCGTAAGTGTTGCCACCGTGAAGCTCCCATCGCGGACACAAGCCGGGGAAGTGGCGGAATCCCTCTTCAAGCAGAATACTGTCCGAGCCGTCGATGCCCTTCGTCGTCTCCTCGAAGTACACGGACGCATACGGCATTTCCGTATTGAGGATGCTGCCCTTGATGTAGTCATCTCGCGGGTAGATGGCGTGGACGACGGAGAACTGCTTGTACCGATTGCGCGGCGTGTTGTACGCTTCACGAACGGTGGGCGACACCTTGTCCTCTCCGAACTCAGTAACCATCTGCTCAGCCGTCATATTGAATCGACGGAACAACGTGTTGACACGCTGCTCGTAGTCCTCTGCGATCCAATACTCGCCCACAGTCATAAAGTGCAGGTGGATCACATCGCGCTTGGACGGAAGCGCGACCATACAGGCCGTGCCGAACACACCGAGTTCTCGATAGCACTGCTCCAATGCCTGATAGACGTTGGACTGCAGGAACACACGCTGCATGGCCTCGGTGCTGTCCGCAAGCCAACGCTTCACGTCTGCACGTTCGTCGAGCTTACGATCCCCCGTCGTCAAGCGGAACCAAGGGCGGGCAGGCGAGGTCATGCCGGAGAGCATACCTGCGGCCAACACGCCCACGGCGTCCGTTGCCGTGGCGTCAAAAATGAGGTCGTACATATCCGTGTCCGGACGAGACGCCGAGTTGTCGAAACGCCCCGCCGTCGGCAGAATGTAGTCCACCAAGTGTTTGTACACCGCCTCAAACGGATTGCGCTCCTCCTGAAGTGCGCGAAACCGCTCACGGAGTTTTTGTACGTTGACTGCCATTCAACGCTCCTTATCGGCCGAGCATACCGCCTGAGCCAAGCTGTCCCGGCTTATACGTACCGCCCGTAAGACCCGCCGAGCCCGACGGCGTGTTGCCTTGCAGAAGCGCACCGATGTCAGCCGTGTTTTGGTTCTGGCGGTTAAAATCCTGCTCTTGCTGCAATCGCGCCTGCTGTTGACGCTTGGATTCAGCTTCAGCCTGCTTCGACGCCTTGTTCTGCTGATACGCGCTTACCGCAGTACCTGCGGCAGCAACCGCTGCGCTAACGAGGAGCGCTGTTGCAATTCCCACTTCTAATTTCCTCTCGTATTTGGTTTGCCCGTACCAACACAAAACACCTCTGATACGGGATCACCCTTAAGTATAAACCTTAATAGCCTTGCGAGTCTAGAACCGAACGGAGCGGACATGAGCATCGTATCCGCCCCAAACGAAGCGGCAAGCGCCTTAACCTCGTTGATTAGCTGTACCCCCGCTCTTCCCTTTCGCGCGCTCGGCTCGACATAAATGGCGTCCAGAATGGAAAGCACCTTGCCCGCATAATGCGGATGCTTTGTAAGCCGCAGGCAGGCAAATCCAACGAGCACACCCTCCTCAAACGCCGCGAGCATCTTGGTGTCCCTGTAGTCCTCGATGCACACTTTGCTGTCGCCCCACAGCTTAATTCCGGACTCTTCGGTGTACTGACGGCACAAGCGATCAAACTCCGGCCGTGCGAACAAATAGTGCGGCGATACGCGCTCGATTTTCATTTTATGTTCAGCTCCGCGTTTGGTTCTACACGAGAAAAGTAACGCTTTAGATTCTCAGCACCTATGTTGTTCAGAACGAAGTCGCTAGGCGTATATACCGTTATACCGTTTTCCTCGGACCAAACGCCACCCGGCGTCTCTGCGGTTGAGTATTTACTTTGCGTAGAGAACGTGGGGTGGTTAGGCTTCTTGTATTTGTCGCCTAGATGCCCTCTTTCATCCTCGGACATGCTTCCGCTTTGAAGCTCTCTCCACGCCCCGCGTAGGTCATAGTCATACACATCGCGCTCACGCCCTTCGGCCTTAGCCCATGCTTGGTACGCTTTTTCTTCCGCCGGAGTTAGCTTTGTGTTGTAGCGGTCGGAAAAATCCATCGGATCGGCCGGACTCGCTGATGCCGCTGCCGCGACAGCCGCGTCTGCTAAAACACCCATTATCTCATTCTCCCTGTAAACGGGTTTCGTCTCTGCAAACCCTTGAACGGGTCCTGGTCTCGGGAAGCACGAATAGCCTTGTTGCGCGCCTCCAACACCTTGCCGCTGATCTCTGCGGCGGGCTCGGCGAATGTTAGCGCAAGCGCGTCCGCCTTGTCGGGGGACACGCCCAAGCGCTTCTTGATGTCCTTCTTCGCCTCAAGCTGAATCCGATTCTTGGTCGGCGTAAACATATACTCAGGCGCGATGAGCTGTTCCTTAAGCTCCTCGTCTCGGGGCAGCACGCCCTCTTCCTTCACGAGCCACTCCTTCATCAAGCACCACATCTCCGCGCGCTTGTTGAGGTAGCGCATCGGCCACCGAGAGCCGGAGCCGAAGTCAACGGCGTTGACCTTGATGCGCGGGTCCATGTTGTTGTAGCGGAAATACTCCCAGACAGAAGCGCCGATACCCGCCCGGTCGAAGTTGATGCGCACCTGCCCAAAGCCGTAGTCGTCGAGCAGCATCTGTGCGTGGGCGTGCGCGCGCTCGCCGACCTGACGACCGTCGGCCCCTCGAAGTGTCACCCACTGCACCGTTGCACAGTCCCGTCCCGCACGAGTACACAGCACCGTCGCGTCGTCGCCGAAGCGCGCCACGTCAAGGCCAACGATGGCCTGGGTGAAAGTCTGCGTGTTGATGCCGGGCTTCTCACGCGACATGGCCGCGTCCACCGCGTCGGTGGGGATCAACTGCGCCGTGGACACGGACGGGAACTCGCCCAACACACGGACTTTGAAGAAGTCGCTGTCCTCGCCGTAGGTCTGACGCCACTCCTCGATGTTCTTCTTGTTGGTGAGCTGCGCCTCTCGGCTGTCAACCTTGTAGGTGAGCCAACGCGCGCGATCTCGATGGAAGCAGTTGTAGAACATCCCGACATTTCGCGTGGGGTTGCCGAACGCAAACATCATCGGCTCGCCGTCGGTCAGACCGCCTTCGGCCACTTCCCAAATCTTGTCCGGGATACCCGAGGCTTCGTCGAAAATGTAGAACGACGTGGAGTTGGCCGCGTGCTGCCCGGCGAAGGCTTCCGAGTTCTCTTCCTTGGAGGTCTGGGCCGACACGAACCACGACTCCTTGTAGTCCTTGTGGTATGCCTTCATCGAGTTCTTCGCCATCGTGATGTCGAACCAATGCCCCGTGATGCAGGCTTCCTTCATCGAGGCGAACTGCGCCCACGTCTTCGTCTCCAACTGACCCATCGTGTTGGCCGTCACCGTACCCTTGCAGAACGGATGACACGACAGCAGCCACCACAGCAAAAGTCCCGTTGTAAAGGACTTTCCAATGCCGTGACCTGAGGCAACCGCCACTCGGATCGGATCGACCGCGTTCGTGCCGTCGAAGTTGCGCTCTCTGATTCCCTCGGCTACGTCATCAAGCATACGGCACGTCCACTCATCGGGACCGTACTCCGAGTCATACCGCGTCGCCCAAGGTTCCTTGAGCTTAACGAGCGAGTAGCGGGGATCCGTCCCCCAAGGGAACGCCATCATCGCAAAGCCAAGCGGATCCATCGCATAGCGCCCGACAAGCTCGGCCAATTCAAATTCAGGGTTATTACTCATGTCAAAGCCGCTCCTTGCGTGTATTATATGCGTGTCTGGGCGGTTTGGTATCTTCTCGTTCGGGCATACGTCTTTTAACTGGGTGTTAAGGCCCCGTACTTGAGCGAAGCAAGTGCGGGGCCGTTTTTTACTACATCCAGATCGGATCGGCCTCTTCCTTCTCCTTGGCGTCCACGTCGATCACGTCCGAGGGCTTGTTGTCCAAGGCCACGCGCTTTCTGGCCGCAGCGATGATGTTGACAATATCGACCTTGCCAGAGACCTCAACCTTTTCTTTAAACATCCCCCGCGTCCGTCCCTCAAGCTCAATGCACTTAACGGCCGTCTTCAAATCTCCCGTGTCAATCGACATTCCGTACACCATGCGCAGGTCGCTTAGCACGTCCGCGTCCGTTCGCTCGGCCTGCTCCGCAATGCCGAGGTGGTTCGTTATCATGGCGCGCTTGAGCGCAATCGCCCCGTCCGATGTCTTCAAATAGTCGAGCGCCATGCGTGCGGCGACCGTATCCGGCGTGAACCCAGCCGCGATCAGTGCGGCTTCCTGCGTATCGCCCGCCGCTATCCGCTCCACAAGAATTTTTCTTTGCTCTATCAGCTTCATGCTTGCTCCCAACGTATCTCGTTTGGGGCCAATTCTACTACGCCTGCTTGCTATTCGCGCGTGGATAAAATTTATTTTTTACCCCGAATTTTTTTTACACGATGCCTTTTAATTCTGTAGAAACATACACACATAGTTTATCCATAGTTGAATAAAGTTCCAAAACGGGAAAAATTATTCACCCCCTTCTGCGCGCGCGGCGGAGCCGGTTTTTGGGGGTCGGGGGCCCGGCGTAGAATGAGAATCGCTCGCATCTACGCACTTCAGGGAATCATGGCATGATCCCGTGAGCAGGTATCGTGCCCCGGCGCACTACTCAACATAACTCCCATTATGTTTAATAAAACACAAGGGTAAACCCTACGCCCCCAGTGCGCCGGAGTGTGCGCCGGAGTGTGCGCCGGAGTGTGCGCCGGAGTGTGCGCCGGCCGCGCCGCTATATCCCGTTACGCCCTTTCAGGCGGCATAAAGCTGCCGGCTGCTGTGCTTCGCTTGCTTCACCTCGGCTTCGCTTCGATACCCACTTATAAGTCATTGATTTAAAAGAAAAACCGCGCTTTCTTCTTCTTTTTCTTTCTATAAAGGGTAGAAAAAAGAAAGATAGAAATAAATAGAAATAAATAGAAATAAATGTAAACAGAGCAAAAAGAAAGGTAGGCAGGGTTAAACCTGCGGTATGTGTGGTTTTCCTTTAAAATCAACGACTTATAAGTGAGTATTGAAGTGAGAAAACCTGCGGTCGAGGTGAGGAAAGGCGAAGAAAAATCCACGCACGCATAAAATATCCACGCTCGAATGTTTCTAAATGTGTCATTGGATACACTTTTTAACGAACATCTTGTTACAACTGAAATATTTAGAAGTATTCAAGCTTGCATATTTGCAAAAATCCGGGTATCATTCGGTCATGGATTTCGGAGGCGCGCAAGGCGCCCGAACGGACAAAAGGAGACTTAACTATGTTGACAATCAACCTCAAATCAGGCCGTCGAATCGCCGGCCGGCTTTTGCGGCGTCGCGGACGATTGTATTTGCGGCCTATACGCGGATAACGCAAAAGATGCGGCCACACAGGCCATAGTCGATTACCTTGACTTGACTGATGCCGAACGGGCCGAAGCCTTAGCGGAATTGGAGTAAGAATTTCAGCCGATAGCGATGCCCCAGGGCGTCGCTATCCACGGGAATTTTTAACCAACTCAAAAGGAGAAAAACCATGAGACGTTTTTATTACGTAGTTAACAGGAAAGACGGGCGCAAATACAATCGACAGATTGTTATTTTTAAGCATACGCGCAACGGAGTTGAGTTTTTGTGCAAAACTCGAAAGTATTCCACAGCAAGTACGCCGGGAGAAAAATCGGAAGTTTTGCAAGCGCTCGTTGAAAACGGCTTTTTGCCGAAAAAATGGCTTAAGGTATCGGAGACAAGATTTTCCGGCGCAGGCTATTACTGCGAAGCCGTGCGGCGCGCCATTCTCATAGCGGAGCTTAACTGCGACTTCGATTAAAAACTTAGGCCGATAGCGCTGCGCATCGGCGGCGCTATCCACATAGGTTTTTAACCGTATCTAAAGGAGAAAAGATCGTGTTTAAGTGCATTATTTCGACTTCGATTCCGTCTGAATGGGCGCCCGCGCTGTGTAACGCAGACGAGACGGGGCTAAACGATTGCGCGCGTTGTGAGCTTACGCAGTGGCTCGAACAAAATGGCTTAACTGGTGCCGAGGTTTTTGATTTCGGCGTCGAAGACAGCGGTTTAATTCGCTGCGCTGTGTACGTAGATTCGACAGATACGCGGCTGGAGGTATCGAAGTATCTTAGTGAGTACGATTGCGAAGCTTGGTTAAATCTGCGTATCACCGGCGATTATCCGGCGCAGTGGGATAGCGCGGCCGAACTCGCTAGGGAGCTGCTAGAAAACGCCAGCGCTTTAGATAGGCCGTTTTTGCAGGCTGTCATTGACTCCGAAACGGAGGACTAGCTATGCTTGATCCCGAATCTAAGGACCTGTTTTTCGACGGTTTAGCGCTATTCGTTTTTGTAATGGCGCTTTTCACGGTCGCCCGGTTAATCGCCATTTTTCTAATTTAATCCGGAGCCGCGCCTATATTGACGCGGCGACCTAATTTGGAATTTTTCCCATGAAAGAATTTATGCGCGTGTTGGTGCCAAATGCCGGCGCACTATCTGATGCGCTCGAAATTGCACGGACCAAGCTAGCAAACGAGGACACGCTACGGGATATTGCCGCCGTTATTTCCGTAGCGTCCAAACCGTGGGCGCAACAGATAGCCCGCAGTCAGATAAGCGCCGCGGCCCACGTGCTCCCGTCCAATTACGACGCGGCGAATGAGCGCGGTATTTTGATCGAACTGTTGGCTGAACTTGACGCGCGCCGGCGCGGTATCTGGCAAGAGTAGCGACTTGTGCGCCTGCTGACGCGGGCGCGCCGGCCGAAACTCTTTCACGAAAAAGGAGGATATATGTTTTTAGCCATCGTTCTGCTGTGCTTATCCGTTGTAGCCGGATTAGCCGGCCTTGATTTAGCCGCCGCCATCATTGGCGCGGCATCCGCGTGCGCAGCGCTTTTCGCTATGGTGCGCGATGATCTTGACAAACTAGACTAAAAGGAGAAAAGGCCGTGTATGCGCCGCGCGGCGGCGATATCGGTATGCGCCGAGTAGACGCGCAAAAACTTTTGGGCAAGATAAACGCCGCTAATTGACGCGGCGATTAAAGGAGAAAACCATGATTAACGAAAATGAAATCACCAAAGAGTTTGAAAAGCAGTTAGGCGTGCGTGCGATTAGAGATGCAGACGGTTGCGTTTCGTTTTTTAATCCAGCCGTCAACGGAGCATATTCTCAGTGTTTATCCGGAGAGCTAACCGTGGGTGCGGCGCTGTACCGCTTGCTGTACGAGGGCTGCTGCTTGGCGATTGTAAATCTCACGCAGTACGAGGCAACACGGGACCAAGAGAAAATCGGCGTATTTGATCTATTACCGGATGAACGTGCTGAACTAATCGACGCGCTCACGTTTAACGAGGTGCCAACGCAATTGGAGATTGCGGAGCGTGCTAGGAAAATTGCGCGACTCGCTGTAAAGGCAACGCCAAGCAGACGAGCCATGATCGGCGGGGCTCCGTATCTAATGCCGGCGCTCGAGCAGGAATTGCGAAGAGTCGGTATTCAACCCGTGTACGCTTTTTCAAAGAGGATTAGTATCGACCAACCGCAACCCGATGGAAGCGTGAAGAAAATCAGTGCCTTCAAATTTGAAGGACTTGTTGAAGCGTAATCGCTGACGCGGCAACTAAAAAGCCCTAGGGTTTTCCCTAGGGCTTCTTTTTATCTATCCCGCTCCCAAAGTCTTATGGTTTTCCCACCGCTCTTTGTACACTTGACGTAGTAGCCAAGCGACCGCATGAGATTACCGACGCGGCGGCTGTCCATCACTTTAGCCTTGCTCGCAGGAACACCCAAAGCGCATTCGAGCAGCGTCCTCGTAGTCAAAGGCGGCCTGTCATTCTCCGGCATTGTGTGCCAGTCGTTGACGTACACTGACAGCTCTTCAGTCCAAGGATCACGCAGCTCGAAATTGGACGCTCTCGCTGCGGCAAGTATCTCGACGCGGCGATGCTCGATCCCTTCAGTACGGAAAATCTCGCAGCCTTCAGCCCAAAGCTGAGGGATCAAAGGTCGGATAGTGTCGATGTCGATTGTTCCCGTCTCGATCGGCGCAAAGCGGCGCGATCCCGTGGGGTCGTTCAAAATCTGGTGCTCGTTCGTTGACGCGAAGAACACGCAGCGGCGCTTTACCGTCTTCATCGTCTCCCAATATTTTGGAATCCACGAGTCCTCGGTAAGCGAGATGAAGAACTTGATGTCGGCGGCATCTTTACGGGACATACCGGACAGCTCCGGGATTTCCACGACGGACGAGCCGCGAATGAAGCGTTTGATGTCGTCTTCGCTTTTGTTGAAAGACAGCTCTCTGCTTGTGCCGGGCTTCAAGGCGAGCGAGGCAATGAGCGTTGACTTGTAGGTGCCTTGCTTTCCGACAAAGATAGGCACGATGTCGGCCTTGATCCCGTTGGGGCTGAGCGCACGTCCGGCGAGTGCTGCAAAGATGTACTTCCCGAGCGCAGCGGAGTATTCATCGTCGGCGCAGCCGCAGTATTTCGAGAGGAAATCCTCGACGCGCGGCACCCCGTCCCACGCGGGCAAGTGTTTGTTGATGTGTTCGATCATCGTATCGACCACGGTCAAGCCTCCGTTGGACACGCCGATTACGGCATCGCGCATGAGATCACCGCCTACGGGCTTGAAGTTGAACTCACGCTGAAGACGTTCGCGCATGAGCACCATCTCCGGATCACCGAACGGTACCCATTCGTCATAAGCCGCCTTGTCGCCGCGCAGAGGTCTTCCCACACCTCGAATGTCCTTGTAGACGGTCGAGCCGCTGAAAGTATCATAGGCAAGATGGATGTGACCGAACTTTGACAGTTGCAGCGCGGCCATAACCGTGGACAGGTTGGCTTCGATGAGCCCTGTTTTTTCATTGACGGAACTGTTCAGGATTCGGAACAGCTTTTCCTCGCGCGCCTGCTCCTCCGTAGTCGGCTGATCGGCAATTACGGGTAAACCCTCAGCGATGCCGGGGTCTTCGTACCCGTTGGCGTGCGCCCACGTGAGGAAGTCTTCGTAGTTTCTGTCGGCGCAATGTGCGTGCATACACTTGAAACCCGGCATCTTTTCGCCGTTCGCGCCGCGCTGATAGTATCGGGTCGCGCTGTCTCCCGTGTCCGCTGTATGCTCGTCTCTCCACGGGCAAACGATGTCGAGAACACCGTCGGATTCGTTGAGCACAAGTCCCTCGGCGCGGAGCCAATCGGCCAGAGGATCGGGTAGCAAGCCTTTTGCGTTCTTCTCACGCACGACGGCCTTGCGGCCGCCGGCGATGGCGCCGCCGAACTCTTCGGCCACGTGCTTGGCGAACGCCTGCACGTTGTCGCTCGACGCCACGGGGAGTTTGTCAAACACGGGGTGCCCGGCCGTCCATTCGTAGCGCGTGCCTGACGGGTGCGTCCCCTCGGCCACGAACTGTTGTCCCGAGCCCAAAATTTCAAGCGCGTTGTTCCTGTCGAACTTGATGATGATTTTGCTCATAGGAATGTCCACGCGCAGTACGGCAAGCCATCTGTTCGATCCGGCGCGGCGGCGAAGCGATGCCTCGCCGAACATGATTTGAAAGAGTTCCAGGAGCTGCGCGCTCAACTTTTCGTCTTCAACATCGCAGTCGAACGCGAGCACGTCTCCGCAACGCAGGCAGATGCCGTAATCCTTGCCCGACCATTTGTCGAACTTGCGCTCGTCGATGGTCATTGTTGTCCATTCGTAAACCCCGACGACGGTCTTTGCGGGCGTGAGGACGCTAGGGGTTTTCCCCAACGCCTTGAGTTTGGACTGCGGGTCGATCTTGGCCTTCGGATCGGACACGACGGGCAGCATCATGGGGAGCCATCCGTCTTCGCGGTAGGCTTCCCATGTTTCTTTTGTCGCACCGAAACCCATCAGTTGTCTCCTAATTTGGTGGCGGCAAAGACCACGAGTTTGTGGTAGTTAGTCGCCGAGGGCTGCGCCGTTCTGTTGAGCAGACGGGACAGAGTGGCCTGCGGCACGCCGCATTCGTCGGCGAGGCGCTTCTGCGTGAAGCCCAGCGCGAGCAGGCGATTGATGAGCACGTCCGTCTTTTCCGGCGGATAGTTGATGATGAAGTGATTCATGTCTAGTCCTTCTACGGGTGAATACATGCGCCGAGGATAGCGCAAGGCGCGACGTGTCGCCATCGGGGTATTCACCTATGGCTTGATTGTTGCAAGGGCGGTAGATTTTCGATGAGCGCGATGGCGCGCTTCAATTCGAAAAAGGAAAAACCATGGAACTTAATGTCAATGTGAATGTTCGTATCGAAAATCTCGATCAGATTCTAGCCGCCCTGTCTACGCTTGTCACCGTCGCTCCGGCCTTGCCCGCCGTACCGACGGAAGACAAGCCCGTACGCCGCGGCCGCCCGCGCAAGGCTGTCGAGAAGACTGAAGAGCCGAAGGCCGAAGAACCGAAGGCGGAGCCGGCTGTTGAAGAGCCGAAGGTCGAAGAACCGAAGGCTGAAGAACCGAAGGACCTGCTTCCCGCGCTGCGTGCGCAGTGCATGGCTCTGAGCCGTGTTGCCGGCGCGGATCGCGTTCTGCAGGTCATCAAGTCCTTCGGGTTCAAGGGATTGACCGCCGTGCCGGTCGAGAAGCACGCCGAACTTCTCCAAATTCTCGTTGACGAGATCAAAGCCGCGGAGGACAAGTGATGGCGCACGCAATCCTTAGCCCGTCGGCGGCGCACCGTTGGATGAACTGCCCGGGGAGCGCCTTTCTTTGCAAGGACATCCCGAACGAGACCTCGGTCTATGCTGAAGAGGGTACGCGGGCGCACGCCAAGGCCGAAGAGATCATCAAGAGCATGATCCGTGGCGAGTACGCCCCGTCCGTGATCGAGGGTTTTCCCGAGCTCGGCGTTTATATCCTCTACGCCAAGCAGTTGATGGAGGACGGCTACGACCTCTTCGTAGAAACCCGCGTGCCGCTCAAAGACGTTACGGGTGAGAAGGATGCGCACGGGACGAGCGACCTCGTGGCCGTCAAGGGCGGCGACATCAAGATCGTCGATCTCAAGTGGGGACAGGGCGTTCCCGTGTCGGCCGAGGAGAATATTCAGCTCACGATCTATGCGCTCGGCGCGATGGATTTGTTGAGCTTCCTCGGTCCGTTCGAGACCGCCGAACTCGTGATCGTGCAGCCGCGCGTGGTGTCGGCTTTAGGCGGCATCGACGCTTGGCAGACGACGGTCGCGCATCTCGAAAGTCGTCGGAATAGAATCTACGCCGATGCGGCCATAGCGCGGGCGCAGTTCAACGGCTCCATGCCGCCGTCGTTCAGACCGGGCAAAAAGACGTGTCGCTGGTGCCGCGCGCAGGGCGTTTGTTCCGCATACGCCAAATGCGTATCCGACACGGTGGGCGTTCAGTTCCCGATCGTCGAGGAAAAGCCGATTCTCACACCCGAACAGCGAGCCGTCATTTTTCAGCAGCTTGACGACGTTCGCGCCTGGACGGAACAGTTCGAGGCCAAGCTCTTGGAGGATGCGCTCAACGGGCAGAAGTTCCCCGGCCTCAAGCTCGTGCTCGGTCGTGCCGGCGCTCGCAAGTGGAAGGACGAACAGACCGCTGACGACATCCTTACGGGTTTGTCCGTATCGACTGAAGAGCGATATAAGCGTAAACTCATTTCTCCGACCGATGCTGAAAAGCTCTACAAAGCAGGGCTCATCAGCGACGAAGGATGGGCGGCGCTCAAGAAAGAGACCGTCCGACCCGAACCGAAGCCCGTACTCGCTCCGGAATCGGATAAACGCGAAGAGTACACGCCTACGGACGTAGGCACCATGTTTGATGTTGTTAAGTGATTTGATTCAAAGGAAAAATCATGGCTAAGAAACTTTCTGATGGTTCCATTCTTCTCGAAAACGTGACGTTGAGCTTCCCTCACATCCTTGAGCCCAACACGTCTCTCGAAGGCGCCAAGCCCAAGTACGGCTGCGCTCTGCTCATGGACAAGGACTCGCAGGAGGCCAAGGCAATCGAAACCAGCATCGTGGCTGTCGCCAAGGAAGCCTTCGGCGCAAAGGGTGAAAAGGTTGTCGCGGGCATGAAGGCCAAGGGCAAATTCCCGCTGAAGGATGGCGATCTCAAGGAAGAACTCGCAGGCTACGCGGGTCGTCTCTTCATCAACGCTAACTCCGGCATTGTGATCCCGTGCTACAAGCGCGACCGTACCAAGATGAATGAACAGGAAATCCGCGAAATGATGTACGCGGGCGCTACTGTTCACGCCATCGTGTCGTTCTACAAGTACAGCCACAAGACCGGCGGTGACGGCGTCGGCATCGGTCTTAAGGGGCTGCAGTTCGTCAAGGACGGCGACCGTCTGAGCGGCGGCGGTGTTGCCAAGGCGGAAGACTTCCCTGAACTCGAAGCTGCTACCGGCTTCGGCGAAGAAGGCGAAGGCGCTTCTCCTTGGGAATAAAAAGCTGACTGAGTAAGCCGTGGGGCTTCGGTGTAAAAGCCGAAGCCCCTTTTTTAAAAGGAGAAAGCGCCATGCCCGAAGAATGGAGAGACGTGCCGTACTATGCAGGGTATCAGGTAAGCACATACGGCCGCGTTAGGTCTAAGGATAGGCAATCCACAAGAAGTGCTTCGGCGAGGTGCTATTCATTCAGCGTAACGCTTAAGGGAAGGATTTTATCGCCCGGCAGGACTAAATCGGGGCACCTTACTGTTGCGCTGGGGAGGGGAAACACGAGATGCGTCCATCAGCTAGTGTTAGAGGCATTTTTCGTAGGCCCTCGTAGTCCAGCGCAGATAGACGTTCTACACCTGAATGGAAACCCAGAGGACAACAGGTTAGAGAATTTGCGATACGGAACTAGGTCCGAGAACTTAAAGTTCGACTATGCGACGGGGGTTAGGGTAATAGATGACCGAGCAAAAGCGTGGCTCAAGCGCGGAAGAGATAAAAGATGGGCGGAACAAAGGGGGAAAGCCATGATTCTTTGGGTTGATCTCGAAACGTGGTCTAAGTGCGACATCAAAAAGCGCGGCGGGTATCGTTATGCAGAAGACCCGAGCACCGAGATCACGCTGTTTGGCTATGCCGTGGGCAATGAGCCCGCAAAGGTGTGGGATTTGACATTGGACGTGGGTATGCCCGAGGATTTGCGGGAGGCCGTGAACAATCCGGAAACGGTTTTCATCGCGCACAACTCGATGTTCGACCGCAACGTTCTGAAGCACAAGCTCGGTGCGCCTTTCGGCGATCCGAAGCGGTGGAAGGACACGATGATCCTTGCCTACTCTGTGGGGCTCCCCGGCGCTCTCGGTCTTCTGTCCGAAGTGCTCGGTCTTCCGCAGGACAAGGCTAAGGACAAGGACGGCCATCGCCTGGTGCTTAAGTTCTGCAAACCTACGGCTGCGGGAAAGCGATGGACACGGGAAAATGCGCCCGAGGATTGGTCCCGTTTCGTCAATTACTGCCGCCTTGACGTTGAGGCCATGCGAGAGATGACCAAGCGCATCTATGCGTGGAACTCCACGCCTCAGATGTGGGCGGATTGGCACTGCGATCAGATCATAAACGATCGAGGCATCAAGATCGACATGGAGCTCGTTGCCGGGGCGCTTAAGTGTGCCGACGAGGTAAAGGCAGAGGGCGATGCGGCCATGAGCGAGGCAACAGACGGTGAAGTCCAGACGGCCATGCAGCGCGACGAACTGCTCAAACATATTCTTTTCATGTACGGTGTGTCACTGCCGAACCTCCAGAAAGCCACGCTTGAAAAGCACCTCAACGACGAGAATTTGCCCGAACCCGTGCGTGAGCTCATCGCGCTTCGCTTGTCGTCGGCCGTGGCTTCCGTTGCGAAGTACCGGGCACTCGGAAGAGCGGCCGGCATCGACGGGCGCATTCGCGGGACGACGCAGTTCATGGGTGCTTCGCGTACGGGGCGTTTCGCCGGCCGCATCTTTCAGCCGCAGAACCTTCCGCGAGGCACAATGAAGCCTGCGCAGGTGGAGGAGGCGATTGACGCCATCAAGTCCGATCTAGTTCCCGTGCTGTACGACGATCCGAACCGCGCGCTGTCTAACTGCATCCGTGGGTGCGTGGTCGCGTCCGAAGGGCACAAGCTCGTGGTGGCCGACCTGTCAAACATCGAGGGGCGCGTGCTCGCTTGGCTTGCGGGCGAGAAGTGGAAGATCGAGGCGTTCAAGGCTTTTGACCGCGGAGAAGGTCCCGATCTGTACAAGGCGACCTATGCCCGTACGTTTGGCATTCGTGCCGAGGACGTAACGAAACACCAGCGACAGATCGGAAAGGTGCTTGAACTCGGACTAGGGTATCAGGGCGGTGTCGGTGCGTTCTTGACCTTTGCCCCTGCCTACGGTGTTAACCTCGATGAACTGGCCGTCCACGTGTATGAGGCGATCGATCATGCGTTTTGGGTGAAGTCTTCGGACGCATACGATTGGGCGCTCTCGAAGAAGCTCACGCACGGGTTGAAGAAAAATACATGGATCGCGTGCGATGCGATCAAGAACGCTTGGCGGGCTGCGCATCCGGCAACGGTTGCGTTTTGGCGCGCAGCATCGGATGCTATGGTGGGCGCGTTAACGACGGGAAATCCGTGCAGGGCAGGCGATCGAATCACGGTGTACAGGCCGGCGAAGGGGTGGCTTGCGGCGCGTCTTCCATCGGGAAGGGGGGTGTGTTATCCGTCTTGTAGGACGCCGCAGGAGGGAGAACGGTGCGATCTGACCTTTACCGGCGTCGATCAACACACGAGAAAATGGCAGAGAATACGTACATATTCTGGAAAAATTGTTGAGAACTGGACCCAGGCGACGGCGCGAGATGTCCTGATGGCGGGACTGCGGCACGCAGAGGATGCAGGTATGCGTCCCGTCATGCACATCCATGATGAAATCGTGTGTGAAGTGCCTGACTATCTTGGACTTGACGACAAGGACTTGGCACGATTGATGACGACAGACATCCCGTGGGCTGAGGGTTTACCCCTAGCAGCCGCTGGGTTTACCGCAATGCGATACAGAAAGGATTGATGATGGCAAAGAGTAAGAAGCCGCGAAAGAACTACAACCCGAGGCGCTTCAAGCGCGAGTTCACTTGGTGGCACGTGGATAACCCCGAGAAGGTGTCGGCCATGAACACGGACTTTGGGCTGTGGGCGCATTACGGTATCGAACGGATGCGTAACGGAACCGTTGACATTGACACCGTGAGTACGCTCGGTGCTATTGTGCGCACGGCGCGTCAACTCGTGCCGAAGATGAACGATGCAGACGCGCTCATGGACACCCTTGAAAAGACGGAGGGCGCGGTGACCGAAGTCTTTGTCGCCCTACACCACGGTGGGTCCTACGACAAGCGATACATACCGTTCATCGAGGAGGGGATGCCGTATGTGCTTGCCATCGTGAAGCAGTGCTCGCTTAAAGAGATTCACGATGGCATCGAAGCATCCAAGTTGGAAAACTTTTTGCTTAGGATGGAGTTAGATGGACAAACCTGAAGACGAAAGAGACGAGCGGTACGGCTGGTATAAGGGTTTTACCGTATGGCATAGTTATGAAAAACCAGAGTATTATTCGTACGTGAATAATGTTCGCATGTCGGCGGACAATTACAAAGCTCTGATGGGCAAGATGGACCTGCGCATCTCAAGACTTAAAGGAGAAGAGAGATGGAAAAAGTGAATGAAGCTGAATTTTTTATTAGGTGCGACAACATGCGGTGCGCCATCGTAGCAGCATTTAACTACGCGAAGAGTGAAGAGCGCGACCCCCACGTAGACGCGCTTGCGGCAGCGCTAGTAGCTCTGTGTTACGTGCTTAAGGACGATAAGGTCGCAAAGGCGGCGGCCGAGTTCATGGTTAATAATCCGTTGAACCCCGACCGTGTTGTTGATGACATGGCCTTGCTGGCGGCTTGTAGGTACATCAGCGTACGGAACATATCCGCCGCCGGCGAAGGAGACGAAGATAGGCTTGAAGAAAGGCAGCCGGAGGGCAACGCATGACGCCCGAAGCTAAGGTCGTTCAGCGGATAAAAGCCCTCGTCAAGTCGTACGGAGGTGAGGTTCGCAAGGTCGAGTGGAGCGGGCGTCGCGGTGCGCCTGACTTGTTGGTGCTGATGCCAGGGCGCCACTTCTTCATTGAGGTCAAGGCGCCCGGCGAGAAGCCCCGTCCGGAGCAGTTACGGGAGCATGAACGATTGAGAGTCGCCGGGTTGGATGTGTTCGTGGTAGACGGGGACTTGGAGCCAATCGAAGACGAGCTGAAATTTTCGTGCATCAGGCACATGCTAAAACAGCGAGGCTTGCGATGACGCCCCGTAGTTTTTCTCCCCGCCCATATCAACGGGACATCATCCGCCACATCATCGACACTCCGCGATGTGCAGTCTGGGCCGGCATGGGTATGGGCAAGACAAGCTCCACGCTCTTTGCCCTCTCGTACCTGAACGCTGTGTTCGACATTACGCCTGCGCTCGTTCTCGCTCCGTTGCGTGTGGCGCAGAGCACGTGGCCGGATGAAGTGAAGAAGTGGGCGGAGCTGTCGCATCTTAGGGTTTCCCCTATCGTCGGCTCCGCCGCCCAGCGTCGTGCGGCCCTGCACACTCCTGCAGACATCTACACGATGAACTATGAGAACATCGTGTGGTTGCTGCATGAGCTCAAGGACACAACGGGCAAATGGCCGTTCAAGATCATCGTGGCCGACGAGTCAACGAGGCTCAAGTCCTACCGCACGCGGAGCGGAGGCGTACGCGCTCAGGCGCTTTCAGCCGTAGCCTTCCACGCCGAGCGCTTTGTGGAGCTTACGGGCACGCCCGCACCAAACGGGTTGATGGACCTGTGGGGTCAGGCGTGGTTCCTCGATAAAGGAGAGCGTCTTACCAAGTCGTTCAGCCGATTCCAGAGCCGATGGTTTCGTCCGATCAAGGTTGGGTCGGATGCGTTCGCTGTCAAATGGGTTCCGTGCGAATGGGCTCAGGATGAAATCCAGAAAAAGATGGCGGACTTGTGCTTGACCGTAAAGGCCGAGGACTATTTCCCGTTGAAGGACCCTATCGTGACAAACGTCTACGTGGACTTGCCGCCGAAGGCCAAGAAGGTCTACAACGAGTTGCAGCGCGAAATGTTTACGGAACTTGAGGGCGTTGAGATCGAGGCGTTCAGCGCAGCGACCAAGACCATGAAGTGCCTGCAGGCCGCTTCGGGCGCGATCTACGATGCGGACGGGGAGTGGCACGAGCTGCACGACGCCAAGATCGAAGCGCTTAAGTCAATCGTGGAAGAGGCCGCCGGCGCTCCTATCCTCGTGGCCTACCATTGGAAGCCGGATGCGGAACGGTTGCTTAGGGCTTTCCCGCAGGCAAGGTTCTTAGATAAAAACCCCAATACTATTCAAGAGTGGAATCAGGGTAGAATCCCGTTGTTGTTAGCGCACCCGCAGTCAGCGGGACACGGACTCAACCTGCAGGACGGAGGAAACATCCTTGTTTTCTTCAGCCATTGGTGGGACTTGGAAGCCAAGATGCAGATCACGGAACGTATCGGGCCGACTCGTCAGGCACAGGCCGGACACGACAGGCCCGTGTTCATATACAACATAGTAGCCAGAGGAACCGTTGATGAGATGGTTATGGCTCGGGTTGAGACGAAGAAGAGCATCCAAGAGCTTTTGCTCGATGCTATGAAAGGAGAAAGAAAATGATTGTTAGCTATAGACTAAAGGATACGGCCGCGCAGAAAACGCTAGAGAAGATTTTTCCCGGGTTTGGCGCCGCGCTAATTGGGTGCTCAGATCGTTGGAGATCGGACTCGTCTTCTAGCTTGGCGTTTAGCGTGCCAAAATCGTCAGGGAACGAAGAGCGCGAGTGGTGCTTTTCCATTCCTCACGATGATCTTGAAGAAGTGCAGGGGTATGTGCCCGGTGCGTGGAACAATTATCCCGAAGTGCAGCCGCCGGAGGATATTTTGATGCGCGTTGAATGCAAAAACGGAAAGAAGACATGCGCAAAATTTCATGTCTTTGATGACGGCGGCTGTTGGTGCGATCCTGATGGGACCGTGTGGCCGCTTGCATATAGCGAAGGCGTGAAGCGCTTCCGTTCTTGGGAGTAAGGATATGGAATATAAGCTATGGGATGAAGAGCGTTATGAAGCGCTTAAAAAGGCTCTTCCAGAGTTTGATGACCTGTTTTACGAGGCGTGCTGTTGGCAGTTTGGAAAGTACCCGTACGTGCAGGTTATGGGAAAAGGGTGGCGTATCGACATCTCCGAGGACGACATACACGCGGAGAAAACGATTGATGATCTCGAAGAAGAGTGCCTCAGCGAATGTAACGAGATCGAGCGGAAACAGGAGGAGAAGGAACCGCACGAAACATGGGATGATGGGTGGAGAAGATTTCCGGACTGCGAACCGCCCATAGGAAAAAGGATGATGCTGCACGTCGTTTCTAGCGACGGAAAAATAGGTCACGTCATAGCTACGTGGGATGGCGAGCGGTGGCTGAGGAGCCTAGACAACAAACAAATTCATCCAGAAAACGCGGGTACCGTATGGTTTGCGCCGTGGGGGTAGAGCATGGACGATTTCGGTGTAAAGATACTGCTGTATTTCTTTGGGTTTTTGGTCTTGATGTGCGTAGGCATGATTGTGGATTCAGGCATTACGAACTACTTCCGCTGCAGGGCGATTGATCGCGCGCTGACGACGATGGAGATAGCCATGAAGGTCGGGCTGCTGACGCCGGCCGAGTTCAAAGAGCGCGTCGAGGACTTGTTAAACGAACTATCTGAAAAGGAAAAATGATGTTAACGGGAATAAGCCTTTTCATGTATCACGTCATCGTGGTGCTTGCCGTTGTCCTTCTAGTTTGGGCGTTTGCCACGAAGAATGACGGTTGTTTCGCACTTGCCACCGTGCTGACAGTTTTATCCATACTCGTCAGCGCGTTTATTTATAAGTAAAGGAGAATGAAAATGAGTGAAGACATTGTCAACCACCCCAAGCACTATGAAGCGTGCGGGCGTGACGGGTATCAGCCCATTGATTTGATTGAACACTACCCGTTTGCGCTCGGTTCGGCCATGAAGTATCTTTTCCGTGCGGGAAAAAAGGAAGGCAACAGCACGGAACTCGACCTGCGCAAAGCGCGTTGGTACTTGCGCAGAGCTGCGGGTCGGAAAAGTGGATGGCAGTCCATTGGACCCGCGGGCAAGGATGCGGCGACGAGAGCCAAGGCTGCGAAGCTGGCGCTTGTGGAGTCCACGCCGGGCGTGAACCCGTACCTCAAGATGTTGTTTATGGAGAACCGTGACACGGCCAGCGTTACCGTCCAGTCGATTTGGACCGTGCTGCGCGTGCTTGATGCTACGCTTGGAAAGGAAGAAGACAAATGAGATTCGGTTCCGTTTGCTCGGGAATCGAGGCGGCGTCCGTAGCGTGGACGTCGCTAGGGTGGAAGGCGGCTTGGTTCTCGGAGATCGAGCCGTTCCCCTGTGAGGTGCTTAAGCACCATTTTCCCGACGTCACGAATATGGGGGACATGACCCTGCTTCCCGAGCGCATTGCCTCGGGCGAGGTAGAACCGCCCGACATGCTTTGCGGGGGAACACCGTGCCAGGCCTTCAGCTATGCGGGCAAGCGTAGATCGCTTGACGACTACCGTGGAAATTTAGCTTTAACCTTTTGTGATATTGCGGATGCAATTGATGAAGTCAGAACAATTTGCGGAGACGAACCCTGCATCGTCTTCTGGGAAAACGTACTCGGCGTGTTGTCAACAAAGGACAATGCCTTCGGATGCTTCTTGGGACAGCTTGTTGGAGCAGACGCTCCCCTATCATCCGGATCAACCCGATGGCCGTGTGCGGGTGTGGTTGCCGGACCCAAAAGAAAAGCGGCCTGGCGAGTCCTCGATGCTCAACATTTCGGAGTGCCCCAACGACGCCGCCGCGTGTTCGTTGTCGCAAGTGCTAGAGAGAGAGAGTCGATCCCGCCAAAATACTTTTTGAGCGCAAAGGCGTGTGCGGGGATTCTGAGAAGGGCGGAAGCCAGAGGCAAGACGCTGCCGCCTTTACTCTCGGCAGCTTTGCAAAGTACCGTGAAGGAGTCGGAACGCTGAAGGCGCAAGGAGGCGACATCGGCGGCGGAAGCGAAACACATGTCGTCGGAACTTTGACCGCACGGGACGCCGAAAAGCAGTTTGCGAACAATCAGGCGGTGGACACGGGAATGCTGGTCGTGGAGCCAAGCGTGTACGACATGACGCACGCCTGCGACGTAATCCGGGAGAGCGACAAGGCCCCCCACGCTGCAGGCAAGAATGGGAACGGGAGGAAACCAAACCCCATTGGTTTTGTCGATACATGAAAACCAACGCGGGACGATCACATTAGGTGAACGAATGTCTGCACTTACAGCACCGGGCGGAAAACCCGGACAGGGAAATCCCGTTGTACTTCTCAGTGAAAACGGCAACAACAGAACGGTGTGCGTAGGGATTGCTCCGCCTCTTAAGACGACTACACCGTGTTATTGTCTGGCGGAGAACACGATAGGCCGCGAGCCGAAGAACGGAGGCAACGGGTTGGGCGTGTCCGAGGACTTAGGGTTTACCCTCAACGCCACTGGCGTGCATGGTGTTTTAGCACCGTGCTATTGTTTAAACGACCACGGCGGAGAGCGAATCGACGTGGAGCTAGATAGAATGTGTACGCTTCGAGCCGAAACGCACAGGCACGAACAGATAGTGGTACACACGCCCAATTCCACCGGCGTGCATGGCGTGTGTTATCCAATAGATACCATGAACATTACGGAGCGAGGAGACGGTTCGAACGGAATGGGAATTGGTGCGGATGGGGACCCTTCGTACACGCTTTCTAGGGGGCATCATCACGGAGTGGCAACGCCAGAACAAGTACGCCGCCTAACTCCCGTTGAGTGTGAGCGACTGCAGGGATTTCCGTCAGCCATAACATTTAAGTACGAAGAAATGACAAGAGACGAAATCATTGCAATTGCATTGGCAAACAAGGATTTAATCGTTGATGCAGAGATGGGAAAAGTTTATAGAACCCGTGGACCAGGAGGAAAAAGGCTAGAAGAAGCGCTGGAAATAAAAGGAACTCAATCAAATGGCTATCTTGTAGCCGCATTGCATGGCAAAAACTGTAGAAAGCAGGTTCGCCTAAATCGAGTTGTTTGGATTTCAGTGAACGGAATCCCCCCTGAAGGAATGGTGGTTGACCATATAAACAGTATAAAAACAGATAACCGAATTTCTAATCTTCAGCTACTAACCAAAGAGGAAAACAGCACAAAAGCATCTAATGACGGTTGCTATCTTTCGGGAGATTCTCACCCCAAAGCCAAGTTAACTGTTGAGCTATCAGAAAAATTGCTTAACGAATACAAGACTGGAATTTTTAGCTATCGAGACTTAGCTAAAAAATATGGTATCAGCCATAGTAGAGTTGGGCAGATCATAAAAGAACACGGTTACACGCAAATTCCGTATAGGGGTAAGACAAAAGAAAACTGTCCCGATGCGCCACGGTACAAGGCAATCGGGAACTCATGGGTCGTACCTGTAGTACGGTGGATTGGAAACAGAATAAAGGAGAATTTGAAATGACAGAGCGAGACTCAATCACTTTATGGGAAGAAACCTTAGCGGCGCTGAAGGAAAACGGCAAAGAGTGGGACAACGTTTATTGGATTTGCATCGGCGACAAGCGGATGTACAAATCCGACTTCGAGAAGCACGCGAAGAAAATACTTTACAAGCCGTGGAACTTTGGGGGCAACACGATCGACCTGAAACTTCGCCTGTACGGGTTGAAGTTCATGCTGATCCGACAGGAGTATGACGGGTCCGAATGGTGGGCGTTCTTGGAGACGGAGCCGCCGGGCGAATACACGATGACAGATGATCCCAGAACACTGTTTGCGCCGCGTGCGTGGAAATATCAGTGGAAATATCGGTGTAAAGATTTTGAAAAGGAGAACGAACAATGAGACTTGGAATCAAACTGCTCAACGAAGGAGCCAAGATGCCTACGAAGGGAACGAAGGAAGCCGCGTGCTTCGACCTCTACGTAAGTGAGGACATGCTTTTGCCGCACGCCGAGGGGGTGCTTGTGCCTACGGGCGCGGCGCTCAACATCCCCGAAGGGTTCTGCGTCAAGGTCTACGGGCGCTCGTCCATGCACAAGCGTGGAGTGATCGTTCAAACCGGCATCATCGATAGCGACTACACGGGCGAGATCAAGGTGCAGGCAGTCAACTTCGGACATACGCGCCCGGTGCTGCTGAAAGCCGGAGAGCGCATTGGTCAGTTCATGGTCGAGTATCTTGTTCCCGTTGAGCTTGAGCGTGTCACCGAGATGCGCAAGACGGAGCGCGGAGCCAACGGCCTGGGGAGTACGGGGAAATGACTGTACTTGATTTAAAGGAGATCGGCGGCGGTAAGATAGACGTATATCTAGAGTGCTGCTCTACCGAAGGATATGAAGTGTTTATGCACGTCGATGATTTTGATCGCGGATGCGATGCGTTATTGGGTAAAGGCGTAGCAACAGCGATCATGGACCCGAAGCACGCGCGAAAGCTGGCCGAGATATTACTGAAGGAAGCCGACGAGTGCGAACGGCTGAACAACGATAATCACACGACCTAGAGAACTATAGATGTACAAGACAACTAATGACACAACGGTTGAGTTCGAGCAGTGCTCGGCAACCATCATCGAGGACTCTACGTTTAACGGGCGTCGCATTATTTCGATTGAATGCGTGTATCCGCGCATCATCCACGCGGAGGTGCTGCGGCACAAGGACTTCTCCAACTCGGTGTCTTCGTCCCGTGCCACACCCGTGGATCGCATCATCGAGGACTGCACCTATGTCCCGGCACACTTCTACCGCAATCAGCGCGGCATGGTGGGCGGTGAAGAGCTTTCGCCGGAAGAATCAGCGAAGGCACGCGATCAGTGGATTTATGCGCGTGAAGCCGCCATCGCAAGCGCAAGACGATTGTCGGAAATGGGCGTACACAAGCAGCACGTCAACCGTTTGCTTGAGCCGTTTAGCTTCGTGCGACACCTCATCACGGCCACGCGGTGGGAGCGGTTCTTCACCCAGCGCTTGGCGAAGGACGCTGATCCCGTGATCCAAACGCTGGCGCAGTGCATCCATCAGTCAATGCGGTTGTCTGTCCCCATTCGTCGGGAGGATCACTACCCGTACGTGCTTGTGGAGGAGCGGGATAGCCTCCCGCGGGATCGACTTCCCCTCGTGTCCGCCGCGCGATGCGCACGGTTGTCGTACCTCAAGCACGACGGGACGCCGTCCACGATTGAAGAAGACCTTGCGCTGTTCGAGCGGCTTAGCATGGATGGGCACTGGTCGCCAATGGAGCATACTGCAACGTCTAGCATGTTGACGTACGCTAACTTTGACGGATGGCGTTCGTTGAGATCAAGGCTGGGTCACTAAAACACGAAGCCCCTCGATCGAGGGGCTTTTTGCTACTTGCGTGCGGCTTGGTACAGGTTCACCGCTGTGTCGTGGCTTGAGGCGCAGTCTCCGTACTCTTGAGCGCTTCTGCCAAGAAATTCTGTACATCTTTCGAGTAAGCCTCGAAGTCTGGCATTCTCGGCTTCGAGATGTGCGAGGGCAGCGGAGGTGGTTTCGGGCAGTCGATTGGGGCGGGTGGCGTTGCGCAACCGCTCAGTAAGAGAATGCACATTAGCGTTGGCAGTGTCCAACGCTTTACGGTATTCGGCTTCTTTAGCCCAAGCATCTTGATTCTCCTTTAGCAGTGAGTCCCGTTCGGCTTCTCGCTGTTTGGTTGCTTCTTCTACGATCAGGCGGTAGTCCTCTGCGGCAGAGTGTTCGCCCATCATGTAGCCGAGCATACCGACGGCGGCAAGCAGCATGACCGCTAAGATGTACGTCTTCATGTTCTATTGTCCCAACGGGCGCGACGGCCGCGCACGTCAACGTGGCAGAACGTGTTGTAGAACCCCACGCCGCCTTCTGCGTTGAGCGCATCGCAAATGCGCTGAAGCTCGGGCAGATCTGCGGCGTTTGCGGCCGCAGGACGGATGTCGGCCGCCTTGCCCTGTACGTGCATCGAGTTCTTCACGCCGCCCACGGCGGCATTGTGTTCCGGCGAACGGTATCCTGAGTTGATGACGATAGGTTTTCCGTACGCCTCTCGAATCTCGTTGAGCTTTTTCAGAAGCGCGGGATCGACCACAGTCTCGCCCCACGGAGACTCTGCCCCATCCGCCGATTTAAATTCGTCCGTGTTGAAGTAGCCTACTTGCATTTGTCTTTGTCGCCTACGTAGAGTTCACTTTTCTTTTGTGCAGGCGGCATGATGCCGCGTTTACTGAGGTTGAACCGCACTACGTCGAATACGCGCGATCCGAGGTTGCCGACGACGCACGTACCGATTGCGCACTCAGATAGGGTAAACCCGTAGTCAACCATGAACCAAAAAGCTAGGTATCCTAGGAAGCAGCTTGTGAGCAGATCAGCCGCGAGCCACCGTAACTGTAGACGGCCTGAATTTCTATATTCCGTGATGTAGTTCACTAGGCAACCTCCTGCAGCTGTGAACAGCGCGAGCCATGCGGAGGAGCCCGTAAGGATTTCTCTGTATTTTTCGGGCATTTCATCCCCCGTGGTTTTCCTAGGACGAATTATACGCCGCATAAGGAAAAACCCGCATTGCTTTTCGCAAGCGGGCTTGTCATCGGCAAAGGAGAAAAACCGACTATTTCCATCTCATATATCGGTGAGACCGCTGTCGTCATAGGTCACAGCTACCGGGTCGGGTATTTTGTAGCCTCCAAAATCCCAAAAGAGTCGCGCGGTGTTCAGGATTTATCTCGCTCCGCCATATCGTTACGGGGATTACACCCTGAGCACGAACACAGCTCACGTCCGCCGAACCCTGGCGCAGCAAGTCGTTTCCGACTTTCTAGGTGAGCTAGTTCGCTACGCATTATAACTTAAAATCCGTTGGCGGTGCGCCGCGCTCAAGCCGCTCGATCTCTCGGCGCAGACGCTTGTTCTCTTCTTCAAGCCGTAGACGGCGCAGCCTTTCTTTCAACTCACGGTTCTCTCGCTCGACGTCGTCAAGAAGGCCCAGACGCGACGGATAGTCACCAACGGGAAACGGATCTGGAATCGTGTCACCGACGGGAAACGGGTCTGGAATCGTGTCACCAAAAGAAAACTTGCCGAGTGTGCTGTTGCTTGCGAAGAAGGTGCTTACTCGGGGGTAGATGTGGGAGCCAACGCGATCGCTGAGTGTGGCATACGTGTGTTTCATTTCAACTCCGATTCTAGTTTGCGAAGACTCTCGTCCACGCGCATATCGTAGCGCACGAGATTAACTCGGAGGCGCAGCACGTCTGCGTAGGCAAGCATTTTTTCGCGCTGTTCAACGAGAAGGGCAAGGTGATCCCTGCTTATTTCATGTTCCTCTTTTCCGTGAAGAAAAGCGACGAGCTTAACTATCTTTTCGTTTAGGTTGTTAAGCTCAGCTTGTAAGTCTTTAAGCAACGTTTCGTTGTCTTTCATCCTTCGCTCCTATTACCAATCCCACCCCTCACTCGCGCATGGACGGGGGAAGTTGGGATCGTTCCATTTCAGATTCATACGCCGCCTTGCAGTGTTCGTCCTGCCAGAAGAATAGATGGTCGATGATCCACATGGGCCACATTCTATCCTTTTTAATGCAAGCGTGACGATAGGCCCGGGAACTAAGAGTCTCGTCAGCGTATCCATTGGGGATAAGCGTGTTGATAAATTGGTCAAGGGCAATCAGAACCTGAAGCCCGTCTGGGCGCCGCGGTTCCAACCACCGCCCCAACCACCGAAGCCGCCGTTACCAAAAGCTGCACCGAGGAAGCCGCCAACACCTGCGCCAAGGCCATTACCCCAACCGGTATTGCAACACATCGGCATAACGTTATCAGACACCATATATTTCTCCCATAAAGAAAGAGACGCGCACGACATTGTGCACATCTCTATTTTAACTCTAGGGGTTGTACTTATAGGGTTTACCCACTTAGGTATTACCCTTAGATCAGGATGGACACGAGCACGACGACCGCGCAAGCGGCAACGGGAAAGAGGAAGTCGCAAAGCGCATCGACGCTCCACAGACGCATATCAAAACCGATCCACCACGGATCCCGTCCGACCTTGTTCTCGGACTGGGCTACTTCCCGTCCGAAATAGAAGCCGACTGCCAGCAGGCTACCCATGGCGCAGGCAGTCGTGAAATCAATACCGGCGATCCATAAGACTGTGGCCACTGCCAGCTGGCAGGCTACGGCTAAAAGCGCATGAGTCAAATTTGTGATGTTCATTATTCGTCTCCAAGTGTGATTCCGTGAGCTAATAAAGCGGTGTTTACCCGTTGGAGTTCCCGACGCAGACGTGCGCACTCAAGCATCAGTAGCTCTTCATAACGGATGCCATAGCGATCACCGGCGTCAAGCACTTTACGTTGTTCTGTGTGGACCACGGCAGGAGACACAACCTCGCCGTTCTCATCGAGCACTTCGGGCTGATCGACAACTTCGACCGTCTCGTACTCGTCCTGCCAGGTGTCATGGCAGAAAAGCCCATAGCGAGCCGCGTCTAAGCCCTTTGCTTGGAAGGCCGATGCAACCTCTTGGGCAATTACGCCGGCATGGAAACGTGCCGCGTTTGAGCCCTTCTTTTCCACGGCGTCCGTGAACTGGAACGTGTGGATGGGGACGCTGCCGACGGCATCCAGAAGTTCGTCGGAAGCAACTGCTACCGAAGTCTTGCATCTAAAGTCAGAGGTATTAATCGAGCCGGAACCCGCGTAAACCTGCGACCACCGATAAGACGCATTACCGAGATTTTGTGAATTATCTGTGCATGGGTAGAGCGTCTTGTCCAGACCTAGCGCTAATACATTCAAATCCGAAACAACGTCACGAAAATAAAGGTTCCCCGCGCCTGAATAAATTCTCCACGCCGCGCCACTGCCGGATGTCTGCGACAGTTCAATGCGCGGATTTTCGCCTTTGATTGTGACTTTTTCTGGGAATTCAGCATTATCAGCCGTAAAAACTTTGTGAACATTTGCTGAGATATCAGTAAATGAATTAGTCGTCTCAAAATCATTGTTGAGAACAACAAATCGATTTGCTGTTCCAGAGAACGTCTCGTGAGAAATAGCCCGTACACAACTCTTGAAAGCGTTTTCTGCGATATAAATATCGCTATCTTCAGACAAAGTACCAAGACCTAGTAGAGCAAAACCTGTTTCTGAACCTGAAAAAGAATTTCCTTTAACGTAAATTTCTGTCGTGCCTGCTAAATTGACAAGAATGGATGTAGAGTTGGCGTTAAAAATAGAATCAACGATCTCAACTCTCTTACCTGTGATTTGGAATAGATTATTAGAGCTACCCGACACGTCATTGACGTAGCAATTTGAAATAGAAAGTTGAAGTTGATTGAAACTCGCGCTGAACAAATAACCAGATGCCGTGGTCCTTTTAAATTTGCAATTTTCAAATCTCAATCTTTCAAGTGGTATGTTGAATCGAATAGCTCCAGCCGAATTATCTAAACAATCATCTACGAATGTAACATTTGAAAAAACAATGTCATCGTAATAACTTTCTAATGAACTCACATCACGGGCATCTGTGCAATTAATAAGATTTTTATTCCCAGAAGCACAAATGATGTTATGAAACAGAACATTACGAACCACGTGCCCGTTACCGGTTTGCACTTCGGAACAGCCGATCTTTATGCAGTTGGCTTCCGACGAAAACAGAATTCCATTGCCAACAACAATGTTTTCTGAAGGCAAATCAACGTAAGTCCCTGTGCCTGCTGAAGGCTGTTGATAGAACGCTATCGCATCATCACCTGCTTGAATAACAAAATTATCAAGAACGAGATTTTTAACTCTACCAAAATGAATACCATCCCCCCACAAGCCATAGCCTTTTTGGTCGATCGTTATCCCGTTAATTTGAATGTTTTCACCGGATAGAGTAACAGCCCAACAACCTGTGACTTGATCGTCCTTTGTCGAGTTATAAATCTCCGTATTAACAAGCTTGAAATTCTTTAAGCCTTCTCCTCTCAGGAAGCCAGCTCGGTTGTTTCCGTTTAGGTCGCGGAAATGCACATCACAAATGGTCAGATTTTCGCAATTATCAAATCGGACACATGTTGAGACATTTGAAGACTTAAGTATTCGACTGTGGTTAAAATCAACGCCGCGTACACCGTTTGGAATAATGACAGAAGAAACAACATAACTACCGCCAGGGAACCAAGTCACCTTACCGATACTGCTATTTAACGCCGCTTGAATCGCCGCAGTATCGTCCGTCACCCCATCGCCAACCGCGCCAAAGTCACGAACATTAACCACGTCCGCAAAACGATCCTTGAGCATACGGGGCGTATCCGTGCCCGTGGCGATCACGGGACTTTCGTCACCGACAAGGCCGCTGCCCTCAAAGATTTGAACGTCATCGCCCACCTTCTTGGCGAAGACCGTCCCCTTCATGTATTTAATATTCGGCATTTATTAAACCCCCGCCAAGATAAGGCGCTTCTTAATCTTTTCCAATTCCCACCGCTGATAAGCGGCCTCCAAAGCCAACGCTTCTTCGTATCGAATACCGTAGCGATCTCCTGCGTCAAGCACCTTGCGGCGCTCCACGCGCTCAGTCCCGTCAGCGTCTGTGATCTCTATGTCCTCGTATTCGTCGCCCCATTTATCGTAACAGAGCAATCCGTAGCGCGTGGCGTCAAGCCCCTCCGAAGCAAACGCCTCGATGACCTGCTGCGCGATTACGCCGACATGTAAACGAGCTTCTTCCCCCTTCTTTTCAACAGCATCTTTAAACTGGAAAACCTTAAATCGG